TATGCTGGTAATGAGGTGATGATTCGGGTATAAAAAAAACCTAGATATTATATAATACGTTCAATTGTATATTACATAATATTTATATCATACCATATACGATATACGATATACGATATAGTATATTTATTTTGTGTTATCAATAGTCTTCATTGCGATTTCTAATACAGGTATATAACTGAAAAATTTTGTAGCTTCATCAAATTTACCGGTCGACACCAATGTTACTATTTGTAATTTCACAAAATCATCCATATTCAGAATCAAATTCTCATAATCTGTTTTATATTTACTTAATAATAAGGTGTCCTGCATTTTAATTGTAGCGACTTTATATGATTCTGCGAATTTTGCAATATCACTATTTGAGTCTGGTGTGGAAGATAAGGAAGGCATTGTCAATCCTTCCATTACATTTAAGTGTAATTTTATCGATTTTGTTGCTAAATATATTAAAAAAATGACAATAACAAGAATTCCTATTATTTTCAACATATCTTCGTTCATCTTATATATTATGGTGGAAATAAAATATGATTTTGAAACTTGTATTGTTTTCAAGCATTTGTCAAAAACTTTTTAATATTACTTATAACAGTTTTATTTATTTTTCGAACTTGATTTTTTGTATTGGTATATGTAACATTTGTTAAACACGTATCATCTTCTTTCAATTTTAAAATGAGATTTTGTATTGTTTTATATTGCGTCATAATTGCAATTGCGCTCACTGAACTAATACCAGGGATTTGACATAACATAATTTCTCCAATATTTTCAACAGTAATATTTTCCTTTTTCACTTTTTTGATGACGCTACAATAATTCGGTTCCACGTCATTTTCTGGTGGTGTTGTCATATCATTTAAACTCGCGTCAGTTGTGGTTGTAACGACACGTTGATTCGAATAAAACGCACGTTTTCCATCAGTTTCCTCAGATTTTTTAATTTTATAAGCCATATTACAAATTATTAGAGCAGTTTCCTCTGTATTAGATGATCTTAAAACAGAAAACCCTTTATAGTAATTGAGAGAAAGCATTGCTGAATATAATGTGGTTTTATCAATACGATCTTTAAATAAATTCAACCGATTCATGTCGCCTTCAATCAAATAAATAATATTATGATTATGATGATTTAATCCATTCAATCGATATGATTGTTCTTCATATCTCCCATCTTTTATACTTGATGACAAATCACTCAAACTTTTTCTCTCAATAATGAGTTTGTCCTCTTTATCATCACAAATTATTATATCGCCTAAAGGTAATACCTCTATAACAAGTTCGATATCTTTATAGATTGGACTTATACTCAAATAGTATTTACACATACGAATTAACTCGTGTTCACGGTTGTCGATTTTAATTTTCATTTTGATAATTTAATATACGAGATAGTTATTAAATTATTTTTTTATTATATTATATATTTTGTGATATTTCGTTTTTGTGATCCTGTTGTATTGTTTTGTTTTTGTTTTTTTTGTATATGTATATGTATTTACATTTGACCACGACCAACGGCATATCCGTTTCTGCGTCTTTGAACAGGGTGTCTGGTTGTGTGAGTAATAGCAAAGACAATATTATTATTACAGCATCCTTGGGGAGCACGACTCAAATAATTCCCCATATTTCCACGAGACCAAGTGGGACCATATTGAACCGTTCCCGCCTTTTTAACACCACCGACAGACCCTCCACTTTGCCCGGTTCTATTAGCAATTGTACTCGCGTAACTTGATGGACCATTGTGACCTACGATTAATGCCATTTTATATATACTCTTAATATTATTTTTTATTTTTTTGTGTTTTATTTTTTATTTTTATAAAGAAATTGTTTTTTTTGAAACCCATATATAATATTATTAAATGATATAAATATAAATTACTACATTTATATATAGATACGAGACGATATGGACCAATTAGATAAGAATATAATGCACGACGACGATATAATTAAAGGTGAAGATGGATTAATATTCAACCCATATAATTCCTTAAATGTGGAGATTACATTGAATGAAGTTCAATCTATTCTCACTAAATACGGAGTTCCTGGGATTATAGATAATATTAATTTATACAAGCGAGCATTTGTTCATCGTTCATACACGAAAAGACCGCACCTGGAGAACGCCTGTCAAAATATTACAATTGTAGAAAAACCAGCAGATTGTATGCCGTTAAGTACAAAATCAAACGAACGTCTTGAGTTCTTAGGAGATGGTGTATTGGAACTGGTGACTAAATATTATTTATATCGCCGTTTTCCTAAAGAGAATGAAGGATTTATGACAGAGAAAAAAATAGCCATTGTGAAAAATGAAGCAATTGGAAAAATCGCAATTGAAATGCGTCTAAATAAATGGCTTATTTTATCAAAACACGCAGAAGAAAAAAATATTCGCAATAATTTAAAAAAAATGGGCTGTTTATTTGAAGCCTTTATTGGTGCACTTTTTTTAGACGTTAATAAAATAAAGGTTACTGATGATGACGGTTGGTTTAAAAATATTTTTGTAACGGGTCCGGGTTTTCAAATGGCTCAAATATTTATCGAGAATATTTTTGAAAAGCATATTGATTGGATTGCGCTTATTCAAAACGATGATAATTATAAAAATATACTTCAAGTGAAAATACAAAAAGAGTTCAAAGTGACTCCACATTATTTAGAAATTGAACACGACGTTGAGAATGGTTTCAGAATGGGTGTATATTTATGTGTAGGACAACACGTGTATAATTGCAATCATAATAATTCAATTCATATTAATCATTTGAAAACATTCCAGGCAGTACAAGATTATATTGAAACACACGGAAAAATATTTTTATTTTTAGGTGAAGGAACCCATAAAATTAAGCGGAAAGCAGAACAAATCGCGTGTAATGAAGCACTGAATAAACTTTCAATTTAATCCAATTTTTATTCCAAATTTTAATCCAACTAATAATTTTATATATATTATTAGTTGGATTAGATACAAAAGTTTAAATATATTTAAACTATATAGATATTATAGGTAAATGAATCCATTAGACTCATTAAAAGATAAATTAAGAATAAAACCAATTGTCGATGAATTTAAACCTATAAATGTTATCCCGTCTACATATGTTGCTCCAAACGCACCAGAAAAAGTCAAACTTAGTAAAGTTACAATGACTGATAAACGTGATACTCAGTTTGATATTAAAGAATTAATAAAACGATTAGAAGATAAAAAACTTAGCAAGATTACTATAAAATCCACTGTTAAAATGGCTCCAACTCCTTCAGCTACAAGAGTTCAGATGTTCCAAGAAGCGCCTAAAGAATTAGAACAAGAACCAGAACCAGAACAAGAACAATTAGAACAAGAACAAACGAAGAAAAAGGTGAAAAAAAGCGCTAAAAAAATAAAGTTGATTATTGAGGAATTAGAAGAAGAAGAAGAAGAAGAAGAAGAAGGAAAAGAATTAGGAGAAGGAACTGAAAAAAGGGTACTAGATCAAGATCAAGATCAAGAAGAACAGAAACAAGAACAAGAAAAACCAAAGGGACGTCGCACAAAAAAGCATATTAAGGGAATATCTATATTAGCACCCGAAGAATGGGTCGATATTGATAATAAATCCGTGATCGCACGATTGCCCCCCAAAGAACAAAAAGTAAATATCAAAGTTTCCAGTTACTTTATGAATAATCGTGAAAAATTTATTAATTTTATTAATTCCGTTTTTGAACCATATCGCGATGAAGTGTTAGATGATAAAACGCAAATTACCTGCGAAAGTCTTGGACAAGACTCAGGCGATTTTAAATTATTGACACATCAAAAACTAGTCCGCGATTATTTGAATTTATACACACCTTATAGAGGTCTTTTGCTCTATTTTGGTTTAGGTACAGGTAAAACGTGCACTTCTATTGCTATTGCGGAAGGTCTAAAAAATAGTAAAAAAGTGATTGTAATGACCCCAGCATCATTGCGACGCAATTTTATGGAAGAACTTAAAAAATGTGGTGACCCACTTTACAAAAAAAATCAATTTTGGCAATGGATTTCTATAAAAGAACATCCAGAAGCAATGGATACATTATCAAGTATTTTGAATTTATCTGTTGAGTACATTACCAAAAATAAAGGAGCGTGGTTGGTGAACTATACAAAACCAAGTAATTATGATACGCTTGATCAAACACAATTAAAAAGTTTGAACGATCAAATAGATGAGATGATACAAGCCAAATATAAATTCATTAATTATAACGGGTTACGTCGTGATAAATTAAAAGAAATGACAAATAACTTTGAAACCAATATTTTTGATGATTCCGTTATCATTATTGATGAAGCACATAATTTTGTTAGTAGAATTGTAAATAAAATTGCAAAAGAAAAGGAAATTCCGGTAGATAAAAAAGGCAAAAAAGATCATGTTCCATACGCAATGGCCCTAGTATTGTATGAATTTTTATTAAGCGCGCAAAACGCACGAGTTGTTTTATTAACGGGTAGTCCATATATAAATAACCCAAATGAATTAGCAATACTTTTTAATATATTGCGCGGTTATATTAAATCTTGGGAAATTCCGTTAGATATCACCTCAGGACAACCCGTGACAAAAGAAAAACTACAAGATATTTTTATGAAGGAAAAAGTATTGGATTATTTTGAATATTCCACAGCAAGTAAAAAACTTACAATTACGCGCAACCCTTTTGGATTTGAAAATAAAATCAAACAAGATAGTGGCTACCACGGTGTTACAAATAAACCAAAAGAATTTCGTGAACCGTCTGGAAAAATAGTACAACAAAATGTGGGCGAAATAAACGATAATGATTTTGAGAGAAGAGTGATTAGTATATTAAATAATAACGGAATTCAGGTTTTTCCCACGGGTATTAAAATTGAACTATTTAAAGCTCTACCAGATAAATTGGACGATTTTATAAATTGGTATATTGAACCTAGTACTGGAAATATAAAAAACGCGGAATTATTTAAAAGACGTATTATGGGATTAACATCTTATTTCAGAAGTCAACAAGAAGGGTTATTACCTAAATATGACAAATTGACCGATTATCACGTGGTTAAAATTCCAATGAGCGATTATCAATTTACGGTTTATGAGGCTGCTCGACAACAAGAACGAAAACAAGAAAAGGATTCTAAAAAGAAAAAAGGTGTACCTGATGTAAATGGAATTTATAAGGATCCTAGTTCTACTTATCGTATTTTCTCACGGTTATATTGTAATTATGTAATGCCAAAGGAAATCGGCGGTCGTCCGTTACCGATTGAAGACAGAGAAAAAGCCCCTGGTGATCAATTAGAAGAAATATATGGAGATGTATTAAAAGAAACGGCCAAAAAAGGATCAAATGATTTGGAAGGAGATGACTGGAGTGGTGAACAAGAGGGAGACCAAATCATTGAAAAAATCGCAGATAAAACATACGAAAAACGTATTCAAACCGCACTGCAATTATTGAAAGAACACGCGGGTGAATATTTGAGCCCGGAAGGATTAAAAACGTATGGTCCAAAGTTTTTACACATGTTAGAAAACATTCAGGACGCCGAACATCGTGGTCTTCATTTAGTGTATTCACAATTTCGTTCTCTCGAAGGAATTGGCATTTTTAAAATGGTGTTGGAACAAAATGGCTTTACACAATTCAAAATAAAAAAGGATCCAAGTGGCACGTGGAATTTGGATATTAGTGAAGAAGACATGGGAAAACCGACTTTTGCTCTGTATACTGGGACAGAAAGTTCAGAAGAGAAGGAAATTATTCGTAATATTTATAATGGTGATTGGGATTTGAAATCACCTATTACTGCTCAACTAAAAGAGATTGCGAATAACAATGACATGGGAGAAATTATAAAGGTGTTAATGATCACAAGTTCGGGTTCAGAAGGAATCAATTTACGTAATACGCGATACGTTCATTTAACTGAGCCCTATTGGCACCCTGTGAGAAGTCAACAAGTGATAGGAAGAGCCCGTCGTATATGTTCTCATAAAAATTTACCCGTAGCATTACAAACTGTGGAAGTGTTTGTCTACTTAATGTCTTTTACTCCAGAACAAATAAAAAGTGATGCGTCCATCGAGTTAAAACGAAAAGATTTGAGCAAACGAAAATATAAAATTCGTCCGGATAAAGAAGATGTAGATAATATACCATTGACAAGTGATGAATGTTTGTTTGAAATATCCACAATCAAAGAAGAACTCAGTGAAAAATTTTTAACTGCAATAAAAGAGGCGTCTATTGACTGTGCTATTTATTCTAAACAGGGTTCTAAAGAACAACTACATTGTTTATCATTTGGTCAACCGTCTGCTGACAAATTCGCATATAATCCCAATATTTCAAAAGATGAAATAGATGTTACGGCAAAAATGAATAAAAATAAAATAGAGTGGCGTGGTGTGGAGACTACTATACGCGGGAAAACATATATTTCTAGACAAGTAAATAAGAATTTGTATAATTTATATGACATGGATACGTATAAACAAGCATTGGAAGATCCGCGAATAGAACCGATGCTTGTTGCAACTCTTGAAACGAATCAACGCGGTGAACAAGTTTTGAAAAAGGTATAAATGTTTTTTGTTTATTTTTGTTTATTTTTATTTTATTTTTGTTTTTATGTCAATACCTCTCTGCGTTTGAACCATACTTACAATCGTCTGGCAAACAATCCAGTTCAAATTGAGCAGCAATCTGACGCATATATTGTTCAAATGAACCGTGAATATAGAAGTTATATTGTTTTTCCCGATATTGGTATAACGCTACAGCTCGGTTGTGTAATTGTGCGTTTTCCTTTTCTTCTTGTTCACGGCGCATTTGTTCATCAGAAATACAGTTTCCCATTTTAGTTTATTTTATTTTATTTGAAGATGATTTACAATTATTGTAATTTATTTTTTGATGTATAGTAAGTATTACATCAAAAAATGTTTCAATTTTTTTAATTATTATTATTATTTTTATTATACGAAGGGTGTAGTAGTTGAAGGTATAACTTCCAATTTACCATTATTATTTAATTTATACGAAGTGATAGAAGCAAATGGCTTTCTATTATATAATTTTGGGATTACAATTGCTGAAATCAATCCAGATAAATATACACAAATAACAATAGCAGACATTTCACCAGGTGTTACATTATATGCGAATACATTGTCAGAAGAACTTGTAGAATATGATGAACTTGTAGTAGTAGTTGCTTGAGGTTCGGGTAGATATACAATACTCTTTAATCCTAATCCAGACTGAGTATCTGACATGGAAATTAAAATAGGAACAACTGTTCTCGCAATACCAATCCACGGTTTTATTTCGTTATATATATGCATAACAGTATGAAACGCGTGAGTAATAGAATGCCACCATCCATCCATATTCGCTTGGGTAAGAGGTAGAGTAACAGGGACAGACCACGCACGATATACTTGAACATATACCTTGGGAACAGACGAAGAATCCAATTTTCTTCTTTTATCTTCAATATCACCTGACGGCGACACTTCTATTCCACCAAGTGAAACAATAATAGTAACAACGTTTGTTCGCTGATGTTTCTCGTCAATATGAGCTAAATGCCACATCTGATAAAAATAATCACCATCATATGAATCCTTAAATGCGTGAGATTCGACACCTGATGGAACAAGGGAATTCAATCCACCAACTAGTCCGGTGTTGACTACCACTGAACGGACATCTGACACTGGTTTATTCATTGTAAGAAAATCAGTCGGCAGAAAAAGAGAGGATGAATTCAATAAATAATTATTTTGAGGTCCTTGAACAAATATTTTTTCTGCTGATGTTACTGATGATTGGCTTTTGAGTGAGCTGTAGCCGTAGGCGAGGGATGAAACTCCGGAGACGACTGTTGAAAACATAAAAAAACACGCACATAATAATCCGTTGAAAAGATACATAATATAATGTAATATAGAATATAATATTATATTTATGTTTGATTTTTGTAATATTATATATTGGATGTTTGCTCCTGCTGTGTTGCGGTCTGTAAAAGTCTAGATAATTGTTCAGTTATAAAATCAATCTTATTATTCATCGTTGTCATTTCTGCTTTTAAATTGTCTAATGTTATATTGTCTGGTTCTGTTTCTCTTTCTCTTTCTAATACGGGTTTATATAATGGTTTCAACTTTGCAAAAATATTATCTGAAAACAATGTCTCTTCATGAATATTCATTTCAATATTATCTTTTTGAATAATAAATTCTGGACTCTTTTTATCCCACGATAAAACTTTTTTTAGTGTATTTTTCTGTCCGTTTTGTTGTGTTGGCGAAATATTCAAACTCCTTTGACTGTCGTCTCCTGAGTTCCATCGCTCCCCGGCGCCTTTTGCTGCGCTGAAGGCTTCGTGTCGCTCTAAATCAACAATATTACTTTTAATAACTACATTTTCATCCAAATTTTCCCCAATTTTAATATATTTTACTGGTTGTTGATATTGATATTGGTGTTGCTGTTGCTGCTGTTGTGGAGGCATTTGTAGTTGTAGTTGTAGTTTCGGTTGTGCATGCGTCGATGTATCATTTTTAATAGATGTTTCAGCCGGTTTTAACCAATTTTCAACATCCGATTTATTTGTATTTTTATGTATTTGATCCATTTCAAAATTACGTTGCGCCAATGTTCTAGAAATTAATTCAGCCATATTACCTCCAATAGGCTCGTCCATTTTATCATTAAATTTGGGAGCCTCAGGAACCGGTACAGACATTGCAGCCATAAATTCCTCCTGTTTCTGATTTAAGTTTTTATCAAATGTACTTTTTCTCTCTGCTTGAATATCTTGTGCTGTTACAATAGCAGGAGTTTTTTGCTGTTGCTGTTGTGAAGAAGATTTTTCTAAAATTTGTTGGATATCTTTGACAATCAATGAAATAAAACTCTTATTCATCTGTGTTAAATTTTGATACGTATTTTTTTCATTCTCGTAAAACATCTTTGTTTTTTCAATAAAATATTGTCTCATTTGAGAAACATTTATATTTTGTTTCGATTTAATCATATCAGTATCAATAATAATTTCCCAAATCAATTCCACATTTTCATTTGATATAAAATCTGAAATAGACATTCAATATACACATACTAAAAAATAGTATTTATATATTTTATTCGAAATAGTTATTATTCGAAATAGTTATGATATGTAAAAATATTGTTATAACGAAGCATTAAAATAAATCTTGCGGAATTTTTCCATGTATTTATCCTTCAATATATGTGTCTTTAAATAATGCGCATTTATTTTATCTTCCAACATGTGGGCAATAAAATATAATGAATATATACCACATTCTGTATCACTATATTGATGTTCCACAGGATAATTTTGGTCGAAGTTAAAATTGATAGGTTCTTCTAAATTTTTACCTTGTTTCATAACACGGGTTACAAGGGCCATTATTTTTTTAGGAATTTTATCTCCAGCACTATCAAAGAAAAATATTGTCCCTTTTTTAATATTAATAAAGAGAGAAATCCAATGACTCCCTGGTTTATTATGTGGGTCTGTATTAAAGATAATACCTATCTTAAATTTCCCGTTTTTAATTTCATCTTCTAAATTAAAATGACATAATTCCTCCCAAACACATTCTCCATATATTTTCTTTGTATCAAAATCTATTGGACTCGGACCAATAAAATCAAAACATTTATAAGCGTTCTCATATTGTTTCATCACATCTAATATATCTGTACTGGAAAGCCATTCATTTGGGTTCTTTTTCCATTCCTTGGGTGATACTGGCGCAAAAGAGTTTGTTAATTCTTTATCCAATTTACCATCTACGAATTTTTGTTTTAACCAACATGACTCTTTATTACATACATTGTTCATTTTCACAGTTAATATTTCCCATATTTCTTTTGAGTCATTTGTCTTAATAGTAGACTCTGGATGTCGTGCGTTCCATAACTCTTTCAATTTGTACAAGGTCTCATCTTCTAAACACGTATAATCTTTTTGTTGTGTTTTAGGACTGCATTTTAATTTTATCACATTAAATTTTTTTTTAATTGATTTATCGAGAGAAGACGCTGTGGTTGTTACAATTTTCACCGTTTTATTATTTTTTCTCTTTGTCTTTTTCTTTGTCTTTGCGCTTTTTGTATTATTTTTCCGGGATTTTTGTTTCGTCGTCATATTTATTAGTGATATTTTTCTTTTTACGAATTCCTTTATTCTTCAAAATAGGGTCTTTTAAATTTATCTCCTTTTGTTTTGGAGGAATATTCGGTTTTGCGTCCACATTTTTGATTATTGTTCTTTTCACAAGTTTTTCAAGTGAATTTGGTTCGGTTATTTTAACTAAACGCATCATTAATTTATTCGCTTCTTCTGTATTTTGTGCGTTTTGAAGCGAATCGAATGTGAGCGACTGACCCCCCGCGTTAATATTAGTATTGGATGAGACATCTGTTATAAGTCCATTATAATCTTTTTGAATAATATCTGTTTTATCTAAAGTTTTAAAATATTCTATGCATATTTTCGTGTATAATTCAAAAGTGTCTATAATTCCTGAATAAATTCCTTCTGGTTTTTCGTTATTTATTAATTGTTTTGTTAGGTCATATATGCGTTTTTTATAAAATTTTTTGTCCTTACGAATGCTATTATAAGTAGATATAGAACTATTATTCGATTTATTCATTATATATTTTGCATATTGGTCTTTATTCATTAAATATTCAATTGTTATTTCGGAAATTAAATTATCAGACATCTACATTTATGTTTGATAATTTTTTTACATACAAGACGATTCAGTTTTGTCACCATATGCCTTAAGTTGTTGTCTAGTGCAATTATTAAAAGTTATATTGCCTAAATTTTCAGGATTTGGATTAAATGTGTTAAAATGTTCATCTTGAAATAATCCAGGAAATGGTTGTTCACTTTTCTTGGTGGATGTAAACCCAAATTGATATAAATCACTGTCACTATTTGGGACATATACGGCTTGACTACATTTTTGTAATGCAAATATTTGATTTCTTAATTCAGATTCTTTATTGATATTTGATGCGAATCCAGACCAAGGAGACTGTGTATTTCCCGGATTAAAAGTATTATATGAGTTATAAACAGGCAATTGAACCATAGGAGTTTTAATGGGAGCTCTTGGGTCAACAATCGGCATAATAGAATATTTTGTCATAACTGGTCGTACGTTTAAATATGGCTGTAGTTGTTGAGATGGAATATTTCTATCATAGATTCGCTCATTTATAGAATTTGTTTTTTGAGAAGAACATTTATTATCACTAAAAACACCGTTTGTTGCCATTATTTATATAAGATATTATATTATTAAGATATAATATTATTATTGTTATTATTGTTGTTATTATTTTGAAAATATTTTTATCATAATATAATATAATATAGAATATCGAATGTTTTCCAAATCAATAAACACTTTCCAAAATGTAATATTTAATATCATCATTGTATTTTCGTATACGTGTGGTGCTCTTATTGTTTTGGGATTATATCCAAACGCAGCAACATATTTGGCAAATGTCGACTATTATGTGAGAATTTATGTAAGTTTATTTTTATTATTGCGATTTAATCCATTTAGACATATTACCTTTACAGATCTAGATCGTAAAGTTGCTTTCACTGCAGGAATTTTTATATTTACAACCACCATAGTAAATCAAATACTATTGACTTACGCAAATGATGTACGTTCCTATATTCGTTCTGCTATCGCGGATTATCGTGCGGGTATTTAATCATTCTCACCGTTTTATTTTTTTTAGATGATGACGATGAATGACTCTTTACTTTGGTTGTAGTATTATGATCTTTATATTTTATTTGAAATTTTTTACTAAAAAAACTTTGTAAATGCACCATTATTTTTTTTGTTATAATTTTATCCACATCATATTCATTTATTGGTTTAGTAACATACGTAAATTGATATTTATTAATATGCACTTTCATAAATTCAATAAAATCTTTTTTATTTGATATGAATGTTTCACCGTATTCACTATTTACAAATCGGTGAATCATTTCATCAAACGACAAATCGTGTGTATACGGTTTAACTTTAATATAATATACATTTTCTGCGTTCATTTTAGGATAATATGTATCATCTAAATAACATATTTGAACATCACACGGTATTTTAGAACATTTTATAAAATCGCCATATGATTTATCGTGTGATGATCTACATAGTTCAACGTGTTTACCATTCACTTTAAATGCCGCAATAATATGATTAAATAAGTTATATTTAATTTTATGCTCAAAATACTCTTTAATATTCATTACCCATTGTTTTGGTCCTTGATTATTAGTATAAATCATCACACCACTACATTCTTTCGACATTTTTTTGTGTTTTATATAATTTAATATGGATATTATATTTGGTCGTATAAATTCAGGATATAAATCGAGTATTTTATTGAAATCATTTTGTGTTAATTCATAATCTATTTTTTGATGTATTTTATAGGCAATGATTGAATTCCAAAATATACCAAATTCAACAAAATAACCCAATGTTTCATCTACATCAAACACGACTATTTTTGAAGATATTGTCATCTAATATATAAACATATTTAAAAAAATAGAAAAATAGTTATTTTATCGAATTTTTTATAATAGTCTATTTATATAATGTTGACTGGCAAAATAAATAATGATTATATTCCACTTACAAAAGAAGCCAAATATGCAAAAATAAAGAATAGTTTAGAAATAATACAAAATCAACACAAAAGAATACATTTTTATAATCAGTTCAAAAAACACGATTATAACAGTATTATTCCTTTAAAAATATATCAGACGTGGCATACCAAAAATTTACCACCATTGATGAAATTTGCTGTGAATAAAATGAAACTTCAACATCCACGATTTGAGCATTTTTTATTTGATGATAATGATTGTAGAAATTTCATTCAGACACATTTTAGTAAAGATGTATTGTTGGCGTTTGATTCTTTAGTACCTGGTGCATATAAGGCAGATTTATGGAGATATTGTGTATTATATATCAACGGTGGGATTTATGTAGACATTAAATATTGTTGCGTGAATCATTTTAAATTTATCGAATTAACGGAAGCCGAACACTTTGTATTAGATGTAGATGGTGGTTCTATTTATAATGCTCTTTTAGTATGCCTTCCAAAAAATGAAATACTATTAAAATGTATTAATCGAATCGTTGAAAATGTAGCGAATCGATATTATGGGTCAAATTGTTTAGACCCAACCGGTCCAGGTTTACTTGCAAAAATGTTATCTGAGTCGGACAGATCAAAAATATCATTGTCGCATTTATGGAATCGTTCCAATAATAGTAAATTTATTCTGTATAAAAATATTGCTATTTTAAAAATGTATGATAATTACTACGATGAACAGGACAAATTTCAGAAAGTGAATCATTACAGCACGCTATGGTCACAGCGAAAAATATATAGCAGATAAATAAATTACAATAATCACATCAATAATTACATTAATTTATTATATCGTTCTTTACACCATCCATCTGGTTTTTGCCCAGCAAATAAATGCTGGACTATTTTATTATGAAATATATATCCATCAAATACAATTAATGCCGGGTCTGGATACATGTAATATTTCTTTTTATCTGTAAATATTGGTTTTCCATTTTGTTCCAAATAGGCTTCTATCCCATCTGTAAATACGCCTGGACCAGTCAAATGATGTATTATATGTTCCCCTTTGAATACTGACACATTTAAAATTCGTTTTACTGATAAATCTATTACACTTTTTAGCATTGGTGAATTTTTAGGCGCAGCGAACACCCAATTACATAAATGTGTGCTGTTTTCGGGAACTATAACTAATAGTGCTCCGTCTTTTAATAAAATATTCGGATTATATTTACATACTGTATCTGCGTCAGCATATATGCCGCCATATTTGTATATGACGCAATATCGCCAAAGATCGGCTTTCATTACGGCCATAGGTAATTTTATGTATGCGTCGTATATTTCTCCCCCCATTTCATTTTTCATAAAATTCTCACATAGTTCATTTGTATAAAAAAAATATCCGAATTCAGGAACAAATCGTCGCCACGAATTCAATGCGTGTTTTATATCGGGATTTTGCTTGATATACTCGTGAGATTTGTGTGTTTGGAATATTTGTTTTGGTATGAGTGTGGGTATGGGTATGGATGGTAATTCGTTTTCTAGGGGATGTGATGGAGCGGAACGCGTAGTTACAGACCCAGAATACGGAACGCTAGTCGAGTATTCTGTAATATCCATATAGTATGTAATACGATAAATTTTTTATATAAAAAAAAAATAATATATATATCTATAATAACAACAACAATAATAAAAAATGTCCTTCAAAGTAACAAATGCGGATTATACAAAAATACTAAATTATTATGATATCAATATTCCAAAAAATAATCAAGAATTGAAAAAACGTGCAGAAGATATTATCGCTCTTAAATTGTGCGCGTGTATTAAAAAAGTAGGAGGACCACAAAATGAAGCTCGTGCAATTGGTATTTGTTCAAGAACAGTACTTAAGCGAAAAGGGTTGACTCGTGGTAAATTTAAATGTCGAAATGGTCGGAATATATCTTTTACCAAAAATAAAAAAGGGCCTCTATCCATCGATAGAAAAACCCGTAGAATAAGAAAATAAATGAATAAATATGAAATTTTTATATTTTCATATGTATAGTAATAATAATAATAAATAATGACATCGACACAACAATCAAATCATTATGACATAATTATAATTGGAGGTGGTATAGCCGGACTTTACAGCGCATACAATATTCAAAAAATGTCTCCCCATTGTAAACTTCTCGTTTTAGAAAGTTATAAAAAAAAATGGTTGGGTGGACGTATAAGTAATGAGATGTTTCAAGGCGTCCAAGTTGTTACTGGTGCTGGTGTGGGTCGAAAAGAAAAGGATTATTTATTGATTGACTTATTGAAAGAATTAAAAATACCATATTCTGATTGTCAAGTATCACACAATTACGCACCAACTATTCAAAATATATGTAATGTAAAAAAAACACTATTATTACTGAAATCCGAATATAAGAAATCGACAACTCAATACCAAAAAAAAACTTTCAAGGAATTTGCTACTAGTATTTTAGGTTCTACATCGTATAAACAATTCACTGTATGCTCTGGTTATACCGATTACGAAAATGAAGACGTGTATGATACGTTATACAATTATGGGTTTGAAGATAATTATGGAGATTGGATGAGTCTTAGAATTCAATGGAAAACACTTATTGAAACGATTACGAAAAAAATCGGATTACATAATATAAAAACATCAAATACGGTTTCAAAAATTGATACGATATCCCCATATAATTTTGTAATTCATACGGAACAGGGTCCTACATATTCTTGCAATAAAGTTATTATTGCAACAACGATTAAAAGTGTATTGAAAATTGTTCCTGGAGCGTCTGATAAAAACAGTATTTATCAGCAAATCCACGGACAAACTTTTTTGCGTGTATACGGTAAGTTTTCTAAATCATCCACATCAATTATGAAACAAATAGTGACAGGACAAACGATTGTTCCTGGACCTCTTAAGAAAATTATACCGATGGATACTGAAAAAGGTGTGTATATGATTGCGTATACTGATAATGACGACGCTATATCCTTGAAAAAATATTTAGAAAATACTCCTGAAAATAGAAATATATTTTGTGAATTATTGGAATTATCTCTCGGAATACCTGTCGGGACACTTCATTTGAACGCAATCTCGGATTATTATTGGCCGATTGGTACTCACTATTATGAACCTTTACGCGGACCATATAAAAATCGCAATGAATTTATTAAGGCCGCACAACATCCTATGCGAGGAATGCTTGTAGTAGGAGAGATGATTAGTAAAAATCAGGGATGGACTCAAGGCGCATTAGAAAGTGTAGACGCAGTTGTTACTAAAAAATGGGTTTCATAGTTTTCTCATTTTCTATGTTTTTTAGTTTTGTTGCACGGACAATCCTTAAATAATCCAGGAATAAATTTACCAATTTTAATGAACCCGACTTCCACTGGTTTTAGTCCTTTTTTAACATTGGTAATCATTCTTCCGTTTTTATAATATTTCACACTTTTATGACCTTTACCATTTTTGATGGAAACTTTACGCACAAAACGTTTTCCACCCTGTTGTACAACTTGTGTATTGTTATAATCAAATCCCATTTTTTATATTATATAATATAAAAATATTTTATTTTATTTTATAATATATTTTATATTTTATATTATATAATATAATATAAATGAGTTCTAATCCTAATTTATTTGTACACATATTTCATATTCTATTTGTCGGTGGACTCTTTTTGTATATTGGTATTTCGCAAAAAAATATACCATCCTTTATGTATCCATTTATGCTAGGGCTAGGTCTTATCATAATACTGTATCATTGCTATAAGACATATATCAAACTAATTTCAAACAAAAACCCGTGGGTCAACTATATACACATCTTACTTGTTGGACCATTATTACTGTACATCGGATATAATAAAACAGACACGCCTAGATACGCGTTTGAATTATTATTAATGTTGGGTATGGCAGCCATAGGGTATCATGGATACTATCTTTTACTCAATCAATAAAGTTTTGTTCCGTATAATATTATTTAGCCAAATGATCTAATGCTGACAACAACACTTGTTCTTGGCTACTCATTTTTTGAAATATAAGACACTCTTCTATTTTAATATGAAAATATTTATGTGCATAATTTTTACATACAACTGCCATACCAGTATCGGTAACTTTTATTTCGCAAATAATACCCCCTGGTGTTAAATATAAGTTATTGGGATCGCTTAAAACTATCCATCGGATAAATGCGCCGTGTCGTAATTCGTCCATTTCATCAACATACATGTAGTCTTTTAATTTTTTCATATAATCAATTAACACATTGCTAGGTAAGTCTAACTCTTTTAATATCTCTAATTTCATATCTTTTATTTTTTGTGTAGTTAAATGTAATAATTTCTTATTTTCTTCATTGTCTAACGCTTTTAATAATTTTTCAATGTCCATTTTTATACAGGTTAAGGGTAGATATATTAGATATATTTTTATATCTAATATATTTTTTATGGATACAACATATATATATTAAAAAATATGCGTCATCATAATAATTTTTGAATGTTCAAGAAGTTTACTATTTACTCGTTCTATATGAATTGTATCCGCAATGAACGATTGTTTATACTTGATAAAGTTTATAATTGCTTGATTGTTTTTCTTACTCTTAGATATTCCATCAATACCACAAAAAAATCCTAACGGTTTGATATCTTTATCATAAATGAATTCACCAGACATGGGATAATTTCCACACAATTCATCACCTAAATAGGAAGATATGTTTTTTATTAGTGTTGACTTTCCACTTCTACCTGGTCCAGCCAAAATAATCATTTTATCATTTGAAATACAATTTTTTATATTTTCAATGTATTGAAATAGATATACATAATCTTCATTCGATAAATATTGTTTCCAACTATCAATGTTTTGAGGCAATGGAACTTCGGAGCCGACTGTCGAATGAGTTGACATCATATACATTGATTACTGATGTATCTTTATGTTTTTTTCCTTATTTAGAAATTAGATCCAAACGCGCTTCCTCCTAAAGCTTCATTTGCGGCCATAATCATTCCACTAAACGGGTCTCCAGGTGAAGCCGCAGCAACTAATGGGGTGCTATCATTTCTATTCATCGAATTATAATCGGGCATAGACTGACCACCGGATGTCATTGGTAATTGACTTATCGATGTGGTTCCTTGACTTTCTCCTCCACCACCTCCACCATAAAGAGATTGATTCATCGCCATTTGAGATGAATTATTACTGCTGTGCGTTTGTTGCTGTCCTGAAATTGGTTGCGATACTTTCACCGAACCCTTCTTACCCTTCTTCGTGTTCTTTTCTGGTTTTCCATCCCATAATTCGACAACTCTATCAAATAAAATACTAACCTTCTCTCCTAATTTTGTTTGGAGACTCATAGTTATTACCAAAACTGCTAAAATGATATACGTTACACTAAAATCTGGATATTTAATTCCGCTGTATGTTGGTACATATGTGATGATTCTGTTAATCAATAAAATGCCAATAAACATTACAGATATCTGCGTCATCACTTCTGCTAAAAGTTCGAAGCTTCCCTTTTCTTCGTCGGCTTCAGGAACATATTTCTGCATCGCTTTATTTAAAATAACCACTGGAATAAGAGCTATTGTTGAATATTGAATTAAATTAAATATCTCTGCTTTTGAATCTTCTTCAAAATTAAAAACGTGCTTAAAAAAGCCCATTCTTGATGATATATTTTTTGACGTCTCTTCTAAACTTTCCATTTGATTTATAATTAGAAATTAAAATTTTATTGTGGATGATTTATTGTTTATTTTTATTGTTTATTGTTTAGGAGATTTATAAATAAATAATTAATTAATTTAATCTATAAGTCGCGTAAAGAAATTAAAAACAAAGTGTGTATAAATTTTATCAAATGAGTAGCGCTAGATCAAATGCTGGAGCAAGAAATCGACGAGCTGGTGGCGCAGAAACTGCCCCTATGACCCAACAAAATATGAGACCTGGTTCATCTCAACAACAACCACAACAATCACAACAACAACCTCAAATGAACCCTAGATTGTCCATTTCCGATGCTATTGCGCTTATCACGTTACGTTTAGGTCGTGTGGAAAATCTTATTCAAAATATGCCAGTAGATTCGCCATCTGGTGCTGGTTTAGATTTCCAACAAGACGAGAATATGCGAATGATTGATGTAACTGTTTTTGAAAATATTGTTAGTAGATTAGATAATTTAGAAAAGGGACAAAAAACTATGACGGATAAGCAAACGCAACAGCAGCAACAACAGTTACAACAACATACACAATATCAACAACAAATGAATTCAATGAAATTATCTACTGCTACGCAGTCTCATACAATAATCGACACGAAATCGGAAGAGAACATTTCCAAATTAAATGACAGTGTTGATGTTTTAAAGGCGGAGATAGTTCAAGTCAAGGATTTGTTGATGAAGCTCCAATCATTTACTATGGAAACGAATAAGAAATTATCTGATATTGTATTTAATGACGCTGGTAATTTAGATGAGTGCATGGATGATAATATCGAATGTGCTACGATTGAATATTCTGAAATCCAAAGCACTGATATACAGAGTGCCGACATACAAGGTCTCAGTTTGAAAGAGACGGTTGAATTAGCTATATCGGAACAAAAAACAGCATCGACCGAAAAGGCTGATGTTTTATCGGCATAAAGTGTGTGTATAAAAAACTATTTAAAAATTTTATAAGTATATATTTTATAAGATTTTTTAACGATGCGACAAAAACACAATATCGGTATGTGCGAGTATGACTATGACGACAACCGAAATATTACTATTTGGTATGACAGTAATGTATCTTATAATAATACAGAATATATATTTGGTCCTGATATTACAAATCAAATTATATCTGACCATAATTTGGTAGATGACTGGAATCAAACAGATAGACGATTAAAAAAAGCCTTTACTGATATACTTGTTCTAAGATTGTGGGAAGACAAAGTGATAACACAATTACCAAATAGAACCCGATTGGATCGACCTGTATTTATGAAATCAGAAGATGCCTGGGTCTAAGCGCATCGCTAGAAAAAGATTCGCGAAAAAATTGAATATAAAATATATATATAAAGATATTTCATAAATTATACTATATATACGAATATTACAAAATGGAATTATTAATACCAGACGAATTATCAATAGAACAACAAAAAGCATTTGATAAATATGTTCAAGGAGAAAACATATTTATTACGGGACCCGGTGGTTCAGGAAAATCAGCACTTATTCGCAAAATAAAAGAACATTCTCAAAAAACCATACAGGTTTGCGCTCTTACTGGTTGCGCTGCGATATTATTAAATTGTAAAGCAAAAACACTTCATTCTTGGGCCGGAATCGGCTTAGGGAATGGTCCCGAAAATCTAATTATAACAAAAATATTACACAGTAATTACAAAAGAAAATCTTGGAGAGAAACAAATGTCTTGATAGTAGACGAAGTAAGTATGTTATCTCTCAAATTATTTGACTTATTAGACAAAATCGGAAAAATCACGAGAAAAAATTCGCGTCCGTTTGGCGGCATTCAAGTCATATTTTCAGGCGATTTTTATCAACTCCCTCCAGTGGGCAGTAAAGATGACCCAGATTCAATGCGGTTTTGTTTTGAAAGTGATAACTGGAATGATGTTTTCAAAAAAGAGAACCAAATTCAATTAGTAAAAATATTCCGACAAACGGATGACATATATAGCAATATTCTCAATCAAATACGTGAAGGACGTATTAAACGAAAATCGCACGAATTGCTTCTCCAATATGTAGGTAGAACTGTGGAAGAAGGATTATTATTTGAGCCGACTAAATTGTTTCCGACAAAAACAAAGGTAGAATATATAAATAATACAAAAATGGCTGCTTTAATTTGTGAGGAAAAGACATACAGTATCAAACCTTTAATCGATTTAGAAATGTCAAAAGAAGATAAGTACAATAGATCGCAATATAACGACAAGGATATCCAAACTGAATTAGATTATTTAACACGAAATTTAACGTGTGATACAACTATTACAATGAAGATTGGTTGTCAAGTAATGTGTATCGTAAATATTCAAGGCGATATTGCCGATAAAGATGGTAATAAAAATAAAAATAGAGAGAGAGATTTAAAATTATGCAATGGGAGTCAAGGAATTGTTACTAACTTTTGTCCGCAATCTGGATTACCAATTGTAAAATATAATAATGGTGTTGAGATGATTATGCAACGACATACGTGGGAAAGTGAAACTATACCCGGAATTGGCGTTTCTCAAATACCGTTGATTTTGGCGTGGGCTCTAACTATTCATAAATCGCAGGGCGCCACATTAGATACAGCGGAAATAGATGTAGGGAGTGGAATATTTGAATGTGGACAAACTTATGTTGCTCTTTCACGTGTCAGATCATTAAATGGGTTATATATGACTTCTTTTGACGCAGAAAAAATCAAAATCAATACAAAAGTGAAAAATTATTATGAAGAATTGAAGCGAGTAGAAGTCGCTGGAGATAATCTGAACTCCGTAGTAAAAGCAAAAGCAGTAGAAGAAAATCCGTTTGCTAAATTTAAGAATGTTTAGGCATAAGACTTTAGTCGAAGACGCAATGAGTATAAATAGTAAAAAAAATATATTATTTTTTATTAGTTACTTAGGAAAATGAAAATCATATTTGCGTTCTTGATATTCTGTTTGGTTCTATTTATATACCTTCACGTCAATTATCATCTTAAAACCAGCGATGATTTAGAAATATTTGAAGTCGATGACGGCTCAAAAGACAAACTGGAAGAAATTTTTGAAATGAGACAACCTACTATATTTAATTTTGATAACGAAAAAATTGTTCAAACCACCAACAAAACATACATTCAAAATAATTATAATGCTTTTGAAATAAAAATTAGAAATACGGCTGATGTAAATAGTAATAGCGAGTTATATATGCCGCTACCACTACACGCCGCTACAAAATTATTCGATGAAGATAAATCGTCGACATATTTCTCTGAAAGCAACTCCGATTTTCTTCAAGAAACAGGAGTCATTAAAAATTTTCAATATAATGACGAATTTTTACGACCGAGTATGGTCTCAAATTGTAATTATGATATTATGATGGGTTCTCAAAATACGTTAACACCATTCAGATACGAATTAAATTTTAGAAATTTTTTATTAGTTACCTCGGGTAGTGTACAAATAAAACTTACTCCTCCTAAAAGTTCGAAATATTTATATCCTATTCGTGATTATGAAAATTTTGAATTTCATTCTCCTGTCAATCCGTGGCAAGTACAAACTCAATACAGAGCGGATTTTGACAAAATAAAATGTTTAGAAATAACATTGAATACTGGAAAATGTATGTTTATTCCTCCTTATTGGTGGTATTCTATTAAATTTAATAAAGATTCTAGTATTTCGTGTTTTAATTATAGAACTTACATGAATAATATCGCGATATCGCCTCATATTGCGTTGTATGCTTTACAAACACAGAATGTCAAACGAGATGTAACGAAAAAACACGATGTGAATATATTAAATTCATCTGTGTCTGAAAAAGAAGCTGAGAAAGAGGTTGAAGAAGAAGATGAAGTTAAAGAAGAGGAAGATAAAAAAACCATATGATAATATACAATATAATATACACTTAAATATTCATTTAAATATAAATTGAATGTTATATACACAACATATATCATCATATCATATAACAAAATGAAGATATATAAGGTTCATATAAATGACCGAAATTATGGAAGCTGGACATATTATAATACAACAGACTTTCAACAAGTAGAATTAACTATACGTCCAGACGAATATAAATTATTATCCAATGACGTATTCTCTTTTGACACAGAGACCAATATAATAACGATTCATCATTCAAGTATTCGCACATGTACATCTATTCCAGGTGTTATTATTTTGAAAAATAATAAGACATATGGTCGTGCTCCCAATGGAAAATTATTATACAAATGTATTCCAGATGATAAACGACTACCCGCCTTTCTAATACCATATGAAATAAAAAATATTGGGTTCTCCAAAATATATACAAATCATTATATCACATTTAACTATGTTCATTGGGATGATAAACATCCGCGCGGAGTGTTAACACAAATGATCGGATGTGTTGATATTCTTGACAACTTTTACGAATACCAACTATATTGTAAAAGTTTAAATGCGTCTATACAAAAATTCAATAAAGACACAAATACTGTGCTTAGAAATTATGATTCAAAAATAAAACCACATAATGATTTTATAGATAATATTAGTGTGAAATATCCTTCTATAGAAGATAGAAGTGATCAGAAATTGTGGAAAGTATTCACGATCGACCCACATAAAAGTGTGGATTTTGACGACGGATTCAGTATAAGAACATTGGATAATGGTATACAACAGTTAAGTATATACATATCGAATGTGACTGTCTGGATGGACGTTCTCAATTTATGGGAATCATTTTCCCGACGCATATCTACGATTTATTTACCTGATAGAAAACGACCGATGTTACCAACCATTTTATCCGACTGTTTATGCAGTTTACAATCAAATCACACTAGAATTGCGTTTGTAATGGACGTATTTATTGAAGCCGATACTATTCGTGATATCAAATATTCCAATTGTAAAATTAATGTATATAAAAATTATTGTTACGAAGAACCGGACCTACTTATGAATGATAATTATAAAATATTGTTAGAATTGACCAGAAAAATATCCGTGAAATATAAATATATTAATAGTATTCGTAATAGTCACGATGTGGTATGCTATTTAATGATATTAATGAATTATCATTCGGCGAAAGAATTATTGCAACATAAGAATGGCATTTTTAGATCGACAATTATTAAAAAGGAATTTGCTGTTCCTGAACATATTCCGGAAGATGTCGGGAAATTTATTAAAATATGGAACAGTTCATCGGGGCAATATATTGATGTGAGTTCCGTTGAAAATGATGAATCTATTTCACACGATTTGCTTGAGATGGATGCATATATTCATATTACATCGCCTATTCGGCGATTAGTCGATTTGTTAAATATTATTAAATTTCAGCAAAATAGTGGGATAATACAACTCTCTGAAAATGCTGCGAATTTTTATAATAATTGGTTGAAAGAGATTGATTATATTAATGCCACTATGCGATCTATACGTAAAGTTCAGAATGATTGTTCTTTGTTACATTATTGTGCAACAACACCCGAAGTGATGGAAAAGGAATATAGTGGGTATGCGTTTGATAAAATCGTGAGAAATGATGGACTATTTCAATATATTGTATATTTACCTGAATTGCGATTAGCTTCTCGTGTGACTTTACGTGATGATATTGAAAATTACTCGGAGAAGAATTTTAAATTGTATTTGTTTCACGATGAGGACAATTATAAGAAGAAAATACGGTTACAATTGCTATAGTTCCTTTTTGGAGACGATAGGAACTATAATACTTGTGCTTTACAAATTTATAATTCAGGCGGTGTTGGTATAAAACCACATAAAGATAAAGAAATGAATGCGGGTTCAAAAATATCAAGTATTTCACTAGGAGAATCACGTGTTATGAGATTTGAACGTAGTGGTTTTGAAGATGTTGATATTATGTTAGATAAAGGTGACCTATGTGTAATCAATTATCCTACAAATAATTATTGGTTACATTCTATTCCTACAGATGATACGACCGGGACAAGAGCTAGTATAATATTCCGCAATTTTGAAAATGGGATGTAAATTTTTGAGCGACGTGAAAGTAATGAATTCACATTGATTTATTATAAGGATTCTTCATCAGCTCCATAATTTGTTTGGATTGTTCCATAATTTGTTTTGATTGTTCCATCATTTGTTTTGATTGTTCAATCATAAGACTTTTGAAATCTTGATTTTGTTTCAAAATATCTAATATTAAATTATTATTTTGTAATTCGGTATTTTCTTCATTATCTTCTATTTCTGTAATCTCATCAATTGTGGTATTAATATCTTCACACGTTTTTTTGTGACGATATAGTCCAGAATAATATGTATATATTTTACCGCAAGAACACTTTTGTATTTTGAAACTTTCTATTTCAGATGTTAATACCATTTTATGTTTAGGTGTCATAATATGTCGGTTATATTGGCTTAAACGTGATGTAGTATAGTGACATTTTTCACAGCTATATTTTTCGTTTTTTTGCGTATTATTTATTGATATATCAGACGTTAATTCAATTTGGTTCGAATCGATGGTACTCGATGTAATTGGTTTATTTGGTGGCATTGGTTCAATACTATTTAGATTCGCGTTTAACAATACAAAATATTCTTGTTCTTTTATTCGTGCTTCATAGTGGTTTTTACAATTACAAAAATGTATTATTTCCATAGTCCAATTTAGCCACCCACCATTGGCTCTAATCACATCATACAACTTACACTTATTATTTGTCGATTTTTCATTTATACAACTTTGTTTATGTGCGTGTTTTCTTTGAACAAAATTTGTGGTATGACCAACATATACATCCTTAACATTTGGATCATTGCACGTTATTTTATAAATAATAGTGTTTGAATAATCTATTTCTACTTTTGGCATTCTATATATTATACTTATATTATATTTATATTAAAATAATCTTATATTTGTATTATAATAATCTTATATGTTTGAAATAAGATTATTATTTACTTTAACGCAGGGTATTTATCAATATAGCATTGCGGAGCAATATTTCGGATGATTTTATTGTAGATTTTCACATTCTCCTCGTCGGTACCCCCAAACCATTGCGATATCATTTTCAAGTATTGACGTTGCTCATATGAATCTGGTCCGTGTATCATTGAATGATTTATTCTCATCCACTCGGTCGCTTGTCTCAGATTTTTTCCTGCGATTTTCTTTATTAATTGGATTACTTTTTCTTGGGAACTGTTATCTTTTTCCCACCCATTCGTATCATTAATATAAATAATTAGTCGTTTCATGTCACTACAATGAATCGGACGTTTTGAAATTTCTGTCGCTTGCAAACCTCTAGTGAATATGTTCGTTATTCCTTGTGTATATCCGTAGCGACCTAAATCTTCCAAATCTTT